TTAACGATCCCCCAAGATCCGCGCCTTGGTACGCCGGAAGGATTCCGCGCTTGATGGCCTTGCTGACTGCGTACCCGACGCGGCGTCGAGCAACTCCCTTAAGGAGGTCCTGCCGGTCGGCCACGGTTCGGTTGACCTTGGAAATGATCATGCGGACCGATGCGCCCCCAATTTTGGATGGGTCCCAATAGAATTCCGGCGGCATCCCCGCCCCGAGCATTGCGTTGCGGATAAGCCGTTCCATCAACCGGTCGGTCGCCTCCGACGGGACTTCCGATTTGAGTTGCTCAAGCTTTGCTCCGGCGCCTGCGCGGAAATATCGGGTCGTGCCCCCGTAGAGTTCTTCCATTGCAAATTTCGACTGCGGCGCGTGGTCGCTTAGCGCAAAAGCCGGGTTGCTGATGTCGGCCATCCCGAGCTCGTTGTGCTCGATTAGTCCGATGGTCGCGGCCAGCTTTGCGGCTTCCCGAACGTAGCCCTGCACGGTGGTCAGGTCGCGGAGGTCAATGATCGCCGGCGTGAAAGCTGGAAGCCCCCGCCCTTGGTCAACCGCGAGCGGTTCCCGGATGAAATCCATGTCCCGAGCCGAAACGTCGCGATCATCTGCGGGAGTCTGCCCAAGGATCCGATAAGCAACGGGGCGCCCGTACTGATTAAAAATAACCCCGTTGTACTGGCGCAATCCCTTGTACGGTCCGGCCTGCACGACGTCCGCCCCGGTCCGGTCGCCGATGGCGTGCCAGGGAATAATCTGAAACTGAGGGTAGCCGTCCGGCGTCTCGGTGTAAACGCAAGCGGAGTCCCCGTCGCGATCCACGGCGACGCTTTGCATGAAAAGTCCCGTTTGAAAGTCGTTCCCGTCGATAAAGGCGACCTCGTAAAACTGCCCTCGCAGCCATTCCTCGGCCACCTTGCCCCACGCCTTGTCCGCGCCTTCAAACTTGGGAAGCCACGAGCGCCCGACGGCGAACATTGATTTGTCGTTGATCGCTCCGGCAACCGGTCCGAAGTTCCAGTAAAGTTTTTGCGACGCCGAAACGATGTTGCGCCACTCCCCGACTGAAACCTCCTTCTGCATCCCCCCGGCGTGGGTGCCCCAGTAGGGGCGGTTGCCCGACCATCCGCCATTGATCATCCGATAGTGCCCGGGCATCCCGATGCCGCCGGCGTGCGACGCTACGGTCGGTTTCTTAAAAAAGTTCAGGATTTTGTCGAGCATTAGCTGAAAATGGCTTGGGTCCGAGTAACAGGGGCGCAAAGTCCGCGCGCCTTGTGGTCAAGCGCGAGTTGGGCAAAGGTCAGGATTTGCATCGGGGTCAGGCTTGACGGGACCGAAAAGGAAAAGCTCGATCCATTGACACTTGAGGAGACCAGCACGCCGGATCCCGCCTGGACGATGTCGAATTGATTATCCCGGACCGCCCGAAGCGCGGCGACATCCTGCTGGAGGAAAACCGAAAGAATAACCTGAGGCGCCGCGATCATGTCAAAGTCCTAGCTGTCAACCTGCCCCTTCAGAAGCCCGACCATCATTGCCGCGGCGACCTGCATCGCTTCACAGTCCCACAGATGGTTGTGGGTCCGCACCTTGACGTACCGCATTTTGACCTGCTTGGTGGTTTTGTCGACGGTGTCGCGTTTCACTTCGGAGTTGATTTGGTTGAGGTAGCCCTCGGCGCCGTTGTCGCTTACATCCTGAGGAAATTCCCAATGGGGCGCCCCGAGTGCTCGAAGTCGCACCAATTCATCCTTCACTCCTTCATTCGACCAATAAATGTACCGAGCGTTCCCCCCGTTAGGTGCCTGTGCCATTTTTGCCGGAGAAAAAAACCGTTTAACCTGAGTGCGCCCGTCTCCGTGGTTGAACCCGTCGTAACCGGATCCGTGCAGCGCCGTCCAGCCGTACCGCACGCAATCGTCGTAAACAAATCCCGTAAAAAACTGCGCGTCTTGAAAGGTGAGCTTGTCTTTGATTTTCAGCCGTTGCTGCAAATTGCGGATCGATTCGCTCGTAAGCAGTTTGCCCTCCCATATCAAGCGGCTCGACCCATCTGCACGCCACGCTCGACAAAGCGCCCAGAAGTGATCCCGCTGGCGGTCGACTGTCAAAAAGCGGGTCATCTCCCCGTCGATGGCTTGCCCGTCGATAAAATCCCCCTTGGAATAATCCGACGCGGTCAGAGAAATTGCTGGCGCCTCCGAAACTTCCTTCCAAACCTGCGCCAGCCGTTTTTGCAGAAATTGCCGAAGCGCTGAAAAGTCTCCGCGGTTTTTTAGCTCCTGCGCTTTCACCCATTCAATGACGAGTGAAGACCACGGGATCCAGTAAACGGAAAGCGCGGACCAGGTGAACGACGCCGCTCCCGCCACAGGGTTGCATTCCTGCCGCTCGTACCGCCCCCGCTCCGCCATTGCTCGCCGGCCTCCGGTGGTGTCCGCGGTAACGTGCTCGCAATGCGGACATACGTGCCGCACCGATGCCGCAAGCGCTTCCCAGTCCCATTCCCCCGACGCGGTCTTTGTTTCGTCGTATCGGATCGACGACCACAACATCTTGTGCCACTTGCCGCACGCCTCGCATTCCGTCCCCCACTCGTTGAGGTCCCCAGCGTCAAAAAACGCGTCGGCCTCATGCCCTTGGTCCCAGCCCTGCGAGATCCCGATCACCACTGAGTTCCAGCGGTCGTGAGTTCGGCGGACCGCCTCCCCGATCATGCCGTCGCGGTAGCGCCATATTTCGTCCATCCAAACGTAGCGCATGGACTTTTCCTGAAGGCTCGACAAATTTGCGCCTGCCAAAAACAAAGGCATGTGCGGGAAAAGTATGCTGGTTTTCCGTTTTTGGTGGCGGTCCTTGGGAAATAGTTTTGCCACCGGAGGGCACGCGTTGAGGACAGGAATCAGTCGAGTCTCTGCAAAATCTTTTGATGTATCGTCCGACTGTCCGACCAGCAACATCCCCCCGGGCGCCTCGGCGACCACCCAAGTCACCAAAAGCTCAAGCAGCGTAGTTTTCCCGCCTCCGACCGGGGCGCGGATCGCAATCTGTCGGGTCGCTCCATCCGAGAACCGCCGAATGATTTCGTTAAGCCACGGCGCGATCTCGGGGTCAAAGTTTGAGGAGCGCGCCGAGTGTGGCAAGCGTACGTTTTCCCGTAGCCACTCAATGGGATCCCCCGAGAAGCGGCGCTGCATCCCGGCGGACCACGCGTCAAATACCGTTGCCTTCATCCGCCTCCAGTCGTGCCTTGCCTAGGTCCTCGCATTTAGCTTTGACCTTGTCGACCAGTAGGTCAATCCGCGCCAGGACTTTGTCCCGAATCTGCGTCTCGGTCAGTCCGGCCAATTGTCCTGGTACGTCGTTTGCGAGCGCGTACAGCTCCGCGGTGAATGCAGCGACGGCCGCGATGATGTCCTCCCGCACCTGGTCGACGGGAATCAGTTCGCCCTTTTCCCTCGCAATCTTTGACCTGATCAACTCCGACTCCAGTCGGACCTTTTCAACCCGTGCTTCCTCGAGCTTTGCCTTGTTGCGCTCGCGGCTTTCGCGGGTCACCGGCTCGGTGATATCGATGCCGTCCTTCTGTAGGGTCCTAAGCTCCTGCCGCGACAATGCACTATCCTTCGCAATTGCTCGCGTCGATTTCTTGGGGTTGCCACTAGGGGTTGCGTCTGCCACCACATACCAATACCACCGCTTGGGTTAGTGGTCAAAAAGCAACACTCACAAAACTTCGACAGGAGACACATCAACTCCGACTAGTAGCCCAGAGTAAAAGATTCCTTCCCCCGGGGTAGGTATGCCCCCCGCCGCGCCCCCACTCTCCAATGGTTAACGATTCGGCGGGAGGCTTTGCCTGCCCCGTTAGGGACAACCGCATTTCCTTACGGCATTGTGACAAATTACTTGGTGGCCTCATAGAACCTAGCGCATTCCCCTTCAAATCCCAGTAGCAACGACGCCCCGACAATTCCATCGCGCTGCTTCCCTATATCGATCCGCCGATGCCTCTGGTCAAGTTCGGCATCCTCGGTCGGTTTTGCTACCCGCACCCCATCGACATCGACCATTGAGACGGTGACTACCTGAGTAGCATCCATGTTTACCTGGCTGGATTCCCGAGCGTCCCCGTTTTTATTAAGTTGCGTTATGGCAATGACCAGCGCCCCCGTCTCGATGGCTAAGAGTCGCAGCGTCCGACTGACCTCGGCCACCTGCTGCTCCCTGAGTTCGTGGGTCGGTCCCGTGACTAGCTGAAGGTAGTCGACCATCAAGACCCGCAGCCCCTTGGCGCTGTGTACGCCCCGAGCCACGGCGATAATGTCGGCGAGAGTTTGGCAATCGTCCCTGAGCACTAGGGGCCAGCGGTAGATCCTCTGGATCCCGAGTTCCACTCTTTCCATCTCATGCTTGAAAAGCGCCCCCTGCTTTAGCCGCTTGGTTCCGACCTTGCAGTCTGCGGACAATAGTCGGTCGGTAATCTGCCCCGCCGGCATTTCTAGCGAACAAATCACGCACGCCCCCGGGGCGCCTTCCCGCAGGATGTTGGCGACGATGTTCAGCGCCAGCATCGTTTTCCCCGATCCCGTAGTCCCGCCGATAACGAGGAAGTCGGACCGCTCGAGCGGCATGAGGTCATCGAGTTCGGCAAATCCGGTGCGGATGATCGCCGCCTGATCTTTGCCCC